GATGATGATGACAAAAAACAAATTTCTTCTAAATTAAGAAAAGCATTAAAAAAAAAAGCGGATGATCACAACGATGAAGTGAACAACGCCGCTAGTAAAAAAACAAATGTTCCAACACTATTTAAAGTTTATGAACGTGGGATTGGTGCTTATAGAACAAACCCTTCAAGCGTAAGGCCAAGCGTTTCATCGCCTGAACAATGGGCAATGGCTAGAGTTAATTCATTTCTCTATGCTTTAAAGAATGGTAAATTTAGAAGTGGCAAACATGACACCGATTTATTGCCTGAAGGACATCCAATGTCATCAAAAGAAAAATTTATTGACAAAGCCGATACATATTCCAATTATCCACAAACGGCAACTAATAATGCTAAACGAATGATAGAATGGCGCGAAAAATACGGCTCTGAAGTTAGAGCAGGAACGCCAACTGGTTGGCGACGTGCTTCAATGTTAGCAAATCGTGATCCATTAACAATAGATATGCTTAACAGAATGAAATCATTTTTTGCAAGACACGAAGGCAATCA